AAATGAAATTTTTTAATACTCTTCCATTATTTTCTCAACCAGTGGGAGTCTATGATTTAGACCTGGATCCTAAAAAAACACTAAAGAAAATAAAAAAAATACCTTTTCAACCTTTTGGTCAATCTAACGAGGAACGTAGATACGGCCATAGAACTTCTGCGAGTAAAAGCTACCAAGTATTAAATGAACTACCTGATCTTAGAGATGAGATTCATAATGCTTTGTTGTATCACATCAGAGAAGTCTTGAGATTTAACATCGGCTTTCATATTTTTTCTTCATGGGCAAGTAGGACCGCTCCTCAAGGCTATGCTTTATCCCATTGTCATTCTAATGCATGGTTAACAGGATGTTATTATATGCAAGCCCATCCTTCTTTTGAAATTCAATTTAAAGCTCCCGTAAGTCCTGCGTGGCATATGCCTTTTTTGCCTGGACCAACTCATTTAAATATTTATAGTGCTGCCACATGGATTATTCCGTCTGTGCCGGGACGTTTACTTATTTTTCCCAGTGTACTTCAACATGAAATTTTAAGAAATGATTCTAAAATAGATCGTTATTCTGTCGCCTTTAATCTGATTCCTCGAGGAGCCCTAGGAAATAATGATGGAGCCCTTATTCTGAAACCCTAATGATTTTAATTCTTGATAATTTTATGACCCCAGAAGAATGTAAAAGATTGATTAAATATCATCAGAAACACGAGCAATCTTCTGCTGTCTGGCCAGTAGGAGCCACGAACCCTTGTGCTCATCAACTTTGTTATCCTGACATTACTCTCAAATTATTTCATGACATTGTAGCTAGGGCACAAGAAAAAGTTCATAAATACTTTGATAAAGAAATGATGATGGATCAAGCGGACTTAATTAAACATGATGTAGGAGCTACTCATCGTTTACATTATGACATGCAATATGCCTGGACTAGTTTAGCCAGTGTTATTTATTTAAATACTCTTTCTTCTGGTCATACTATCTTTACCGATGGTTTAAAAATTTCCCCCCGAGAAGGGAGAATAATTTTGTTTAATGGACAAAACTATAGACACGGAGTCTCTAAAGTTTTAGATAAAGAACGTTACTCCATTCCTATGTGGTATCGATATTTAAAATGAAACCAAAAATTATACAGAATTATCTAACACCTATTAAATTTACTTTATTGAGAGATACGATATTTTCTTCCCGCTTCCCATGGTTCTATCAGGCCAATGTGGCTAAGGAGGATGAGGCAGAAAAACATACTTTCGGCTTCACCCATATGTTTTATTTTGGAAAAAACGCACAATCTCAACATTTAGAGATTCTTCAACCTTTATTATCTACTCTTAAAATAAAAACTTTGATTCGTGCTAAAGCTAATTTTTATCCTAATCAAGGTATTCAACGTACTCATCCTCCTCATATAGATTTTTCCTATCCCCATAAGGGCTTTTTACTGTCCTTGAATACGACGGACGGCTATACTCAATTTATGGATGGAACAAGGGTAATTGGAAAAGAAAACCAAGCTATGGTTTTTGATCCCTCGGTTTATCATTTTAGTTCAACACCCACAGATACAAAGCGTCGTATTAATATTCAAATCAATTATATAGAAAATGAAAATTAAAAATATTGTTATTGTTGGAGGAGGAACGGCAGGTTGGATCGCTGCCCATGAATTTATTAATAAGACAAGCCAACGAGTTAAAGTTACAGTGATAGCAGCTAAAGAAATACCGATCATTGGAGTCGGAGAAAGCACGACGGGCAGGTTTCATAATTTCATTAATAGTGCTAGCACTCTTCTTCCTTTAGACGAACCTTCCTTTTTAAGAGAAACAGAATCTACTTTTAAAATAGGTATCAAACATACCGATTGGCATACCGTTGGAAAATCTTTTTATTCTCCCATTGGAGATAATTATTATACTACGAGACATTATCCCCATGGTAATTATGATGACTTTAGAATTTATCATGTAGCGAATAAGTTAGATTATGATCAAACTTTCCAATCTCAATTAATGATTCATTCTAAATTACCCGCAGAACATAATTTTAATGTGGCTTATCATTTGGATACTTATAAAGTAGGTCAGTATTTAAAAGGTAAAGTCATAACTTTAAAATCTCGTTGTATTTATATAGAGGATCAAGTGACAGATGTCGTTCGTAATAATAAAGGCTTTGTAACTTCTTTAGTCACGGCAACTGGAAAAAAAATTAAAGGAGATTTATTTATAGATTGTTCCGGAAAGAAAAGAATCTTAATAAAACATTTAACAAAATTTAAAAGTTATAATCAGGAGCTATTAGTTAATCGAGCTATTCCTTTTTATATTAAAAACAAACCTGGAGAACCTGTTAAAAATTATACCCACGCCTGGGCCCAGAAATATGGGTGGATGTGGCAGATCCCTACTCAAACAAGACAAGGTTGTGGATATGTTTATTCTGATAATCATACCACTCCAGAAAAAGCTCGGAAAGAAATTGAAAAAGTATTAGGTCATTCGATTGAGCCTCTGGCTGATTTAAAATTTGAATCAGGTCGATTGGAAGAGGCATGGGTTCATAATGTATTGGCTGTTGGACTTTCGAGTGGATTTATAGAACCTTTAGAAGCAACTTCTATTCATGCTTCCTTAGTACATATCACTCATTTTCTTGAAAATTATTATAAAGAAGAGATGCCTTTTGAATGTGATCTTCTTCAGGATCAATATAACCATAACATACGTTTAATGTGGGATCAGATTAAAGACTTTATTGTTTTTCACTACATTAGTCCGAGAAAGGATACATTGTTCTGGAGAGATGCTTCTTCATCAAAACGATGGAGCACTGATTTAAAAAATCAATTAGAGATTTGGAAGTATCGTATGCCTCGACAGGAAGATTATCAGTCGCCTGGACTAGGAACTACTTATTTTTATGGTTTAGGTAATGTGTTGTGGTATCAGATTGCCATAGGTATGAAACTATTAGATTCTAAAATTGCAAAAAAAGAATTAATCAATTATGGACTTTATAAACAAATTGAAAACGAGTATAATGAGCTGAGAGATAGGGTACAAAAGATATTACCGACGCAAATAACAACTAATACGTACTATGAAAGGATAAGAAATGAGTATTAATTTTAAAGACTTGATCTATCATATCCCCGGTTTTTTAAATGAGGATCAATGTAAACAATTGATTGCTGAAAGAGAATATAGAGATGCTGAATCCATGACTGAACATTGTTATGAAGCCTCTACAGGGATAGATACTCATTCCACTTTTGAACAAGTTGTATTAAGACCTGAAACACCTACTTTCGAATTAATTCACAAGTCAATGGAAACGGTTATTAATAAGTACCATGATTATTTAGATACATTTAATTCTTTCTCGGTACGTTATAGAGATGCACTTATGTATCCTCACATGTATCGTTTGATGAGATATAAAAAAGGACAAAAGCTTCATGCCCATACGGACAACAGTTTATACGTAGCAGGGAGCTGTACCTTTAATTTAAACGATGAGTATAAAGGAGGGGAATTTAAATTCTTCAGAGGAAAGCATAAAGTTAAATTAGGAAGAGGAGATGTAATGATTTTTCCTGCTGATTATTTCTGGGTTCATGAGGTAACACCCATTACTAAGGGAGTACGTTATAGTGTGAATACTTTTCTTCAACCTATTCCACAATCCGTTAAGCTAAAAGTACAAGACTTTACTGAAAAACAAGACTTTAGTGACACTAATTTTTATCGGATAAAAAGAGATTATTTAAAATGATATGGCCTACAGTTTGTGTTGATAATTTTTTCTCTAATCCAGACGCCATTGTAGCGTATGCGAATAAACAAAAATTTGAATCAGATAATCGCTCTCCTGGTAAACGATCTCCATTACTTCATGAAACAGATTTTAAATTTTTTAGATGGAGTTGTTTAAAGATTCTAAAGATTTTTTATCCCCATCACTTTGACAATTTAAATTGGAAAGCCAAAGCTACCTTTCAAAAAGTTCCCCCGAATCTAGATTTGGATGGATGGATTCATACAGATAGTGACTGGGAGTTAACTGCTATTGTCTATCTTTCTAAAAATAGTGAAACCGGAACCTCTATTTATAATCGAGAGATATTAGGTAAACGAATCTATGAAGATAAAGCTAAATACAATTACTTTAAAAATCCCACAGTGACAGGGAAGTCACGTGCTCTTATAACTCAAGCAAGGAAAGAAAATAATGAAGGCTTCAAAGAAACAATTTCTTTTAAAGGACTTTATAATAGACTCGTAATGTTTGATGGAGCACATTTTCATGCAGCTCATGTTCATAACAAAGGATCTGAAGATCGGTTAACTTATATTATTGGGTTTGAAAATATCTCTAGTGATAAGTATCCTTTACCAGAGAGCAACCGTATATGAATATTGATTCAATTTGGGCAGTTCCTATCGCTTCTGAACACAGTAACTTCATCCTAACGAATAAAGAAAAAGATTCTCTATTAACTTTAAAAACGGAGGAGGCCCCTAATATTGGGTCTATTACAGAAGACAAAAGAATTTTAGATCTTAAAGACTTTAAACGAGTCAGAGAATTCTTTTTTAAAAAAGTAACTGAGTATAAAGATGAAGTATGGTGTATTAAGAATCCTCTTCATTTACTTCACAGTTGGGCAACCTTTCAGAATAAAGAGGATTATCATAAGTCTCATTATCATCCTCATGCTATTATTTCCATGACGTATTATCCCCAGTGTGAAAGCGGCGAGCTTAGATTAAGTAAAGAGAAACATGCTCTTCAAGAAAATTTTGAGTTTCATTATAGTTTATCTGACTATAATCGTCATAACGCCCCCTGCTGGAAGTTGCCTGTGAAGACTGGTACGATTGTTATTTTTCCAGGTTGGGTACCTCATTCTACAGTGGCGTATTCGAGTAAGTCACTCAGGATTTGTATGGCAGCTAACTTTTTTATTGAAGGTAAATTTGAGAGAGATGAAGATGAGCTATCTTCATTACATTTAAAGGTTAACTCATGACACAACTAACCACAATAACTGTTAGTGATATGGTTCGATGGGGTGTATCGCGTATGCGAGAAGCTGATGTTTATTATTTTTATTTTGGAGATACTGACCTTTTTCAAACAGCTCGTTACTTAACTTTTTTTGCGCTACATTTACCTTACGATTATTCTAATCCTATTTATTTAAATGCGAAACTGGACGAACAAGAAATTTTAGCCATCAAAGATATTTTTAATAAAAGAATAAAAGAAAGATTACCCACTCCTTATATTACTAATGAATATTGGTACGGGCCTTTGTCTCCTCAAACTAAATTTTATATTAATAAAGATGTTTTCGTTCCTAGATCTCCTATTTATTTAAAACTTAAAGAGTTGATGCAATCTATTACCTGGAAGAACCATCGCGTTTTAGATTTAGGAACCGGGTCAGGCGCCTTAGGGATCATTTCAGCTTTATTAAACGCTGAAATTGAAGTTGATTTAGCCGACATTTGTCCTGCAGCTTTAAAGGTGGCTCAAATTAATATTGAAAGACATGGACTAGAAAATAGAGTTGAATGTGTACAGAGTAATCTATTCCAGAATATAAAAGGTAAATATGATTTAATTATTACTGTCCCTCCCAATCTATCGCCTGAAGAATACAATAAAAATACCCCAGAATTTTTTCATGAACCCTCCCTCTCTTTAAGATCAGGGAAAGACGGATTTAAACATATTAAAAAAATCATGGAAGAAGCACCTAACTATTTAAACCATAATGGAGTACTCGCTGCTGAAGTAGGACCTAGACTTGCCTCTCTTATTAAATCTAAAGGCTCTCCTTGGTTAGACTGGTTTAGTTTTAAGAGTCAGGATGCATACTTAAACAAAGATTGTATGTTTACCTACAGGAAACAAAAATGAGCCAGCCTTTAATTCTTAATTATCCAAAGAAACAACACAATGTAGCCTTAACTAAAATACTTCCTACATATTTTACCGAACGTCTTGGAGGGGGAGGCCAACGAACCAATTTTGATTTACATAAACAAGGTATTAAAGAAGTAGATGAGCTGGTTACCTGGATACAATCTACTCTTCCTCAAGTAGGAGCTCATTTTGCTCGCTTAAAAAAAGGAGAGAAATGTAATTTTAATGTAGAAGGTTTTAATCTTACTCATATGTGGGGAATTCGTTATAATAAAGGAGACTATGTTTACACTCATAATCATTTCCCTTTTACCGTGAGTCTAGGCTACTATCTTTATACTCCGAAAGGATGCTCTCCTTTAAAAATAAATAATAGAAAAATAAATGTTAAAGCAGGCCAGTGTATCTTTTTTCTAGGATCTAGTTGGCACAGCATAGACCCTGAGCCAGTAGGGGGTCGCTGTCTTATCGCTGCTAATATTTTATATCGCCTATGAAAAATAATTTTATTCATTATCAACCTAAGGTCCTGAGCTCCAAGGACTGTAAAAAAATAATAAAGTTTTTTGAAGATAATCCTTCTCTTTATATAAAAGGAAGGTTGGGAGAAGATGGAAAAGTAGATAGAACCAAATTAGAAAGTACTGAAATAACTCTAAATCTTTCTGAGGGTCAGTGGATTAATATAAAAAAAGCTTTAGCAAAAACACTCAAAGAATATAAAAAAGTTTTTCCTTTATTAGATACCCATCTTGATCCTTGGCATTTACAGCCACGCTGTCAGTTAATGAAATATGAACCAGCTAAAACATATTGGCGAATTCATTGTGAACGAGCACCCGCCTATTCTCAACGTTTATTAGCATGGATGATTCATTTAAATACCATTCAAAAGGGTGGCAAAACTGTTTTTGTTCATCAAAAAATTAAAGTAAAACCCAAAGAAGGGGGTGTTTATATATGGCCTGCTGACTGGACTCATATGCATCATGGAGAAATCGCCCCTACCGAATTTAAGTATATTATAACTGGGTGGTATGATTACAATAGTTGATCCCAGCTAAATCATGTAGTATAAAATCCCTATATATAGGACAACTATGCTACAAAAATTAGGCTTTACACCTGGCTTTAACAAACAAGTTACCCCCACAGGCGCAGAAGGACAATGGACTGGTGGAGATAATGTACGTTTTAGATATGGTTCCCCTGAAAAAATAGGAGGATGGGACCAATTAGGAGAAGATAAACTAACAGGTGCCGCTCGAGCTCTACACCATTGGGATGATAACGCCGGCATTAAATATGCCGCCATAGGAACTAATAGAATTTTATACGTTTATTCAGGGGGAACTTATTCAGACATTCACCCTCTTCGAACTTCAATAGCGGGGTGTGATTTTACCAGTACCAGTTCATCTGCTATTGTCACAGTAACGTTTCCAACTCCCCATGGATTAGTCGATGATGACATTGTTAGATTTGACACAGTCAGTGGAGTAACGGGTTCTTCTACTTATAACAATGCTTCTTTTGAAGGTTTAAAATTTATGTGTACGGCCATACCAACGGCTACTACAATTACTATTACGATGAGCGGTGTTGAAGGAGGCACACCTTTAAGTAATACTGGATCTGCCACAGCACAATGTTATGTTAACGTTGGACCTGCTCAAGAAGTAGGAGGCTATGGCTGGGGTACAGGAAACTGGTCAGGACAAGCTTCAGGAGTAGCTACAACTACATTAGCTGCTAACATTGCAGATGTAAGTACCACAAATATTACCCTTACTGATTCAACAGCTTTTCCTACTTCAGGAGAAATTAGAGTAGGAACAGAAGATATTTCTTTTACCGCTAATGATACTACCACAGGAATTTTAAGTGGAGGGGCTAGAGGAGTGAATGGAACGACAGCACAATCCAGCTCTTCCTCACCATCGACTCACAGCTCCGGTGATACTGTAACCGATATTTCAGATTACGTTGCATGGGGCGAAGCATCCTCAGCCGACTATACGATTGAACCAGGACTCTGGGTTCTGGATAATTATGGAACAATATTAATCGCTCTTATATATAATGGAGCTTGTTATCAGTGGGATGCAGCTGCATCTAACCCAACAGCAACTAGAGCCACGGTCATGTCTAATGCACCTGCTAAATCAAGACACGTTCTGGTTTCACCAACCGATCGACACTTAATCTTTTTTGGAACGACAACTACGGTGACAGATTCTACTACACAAGACGACATGTTTATTCGATTCTCTACTCAAGAGAGTATTAATGACAGTGATTCCTATACGGTAACGGCCAACAATACCGCTGGTACACAACGACTTTCTAATGGATCTAAAATCATGGGAGCCACGAGAGGACGAGATGCAATTTATATTTGGACTGATAACTCTATGTATCTAATGAGATTCGTAGGAGCTCCTTTCACCTTTTCTTTTGAACAAGTAGGAACGAACTGTGGACTGATGGGTAAGAACTCGGCTGTCGAAGTAGACGGAGCTGCGTACTGGATGTCTGAAAACGGCTTCTTTAGTTATTCAGGTCAATTAGAATCAATGCCATGTCTCGTTGAAGATTATGTTTATGATGATATCAATACGGTAGCTAGAAATTTAATTTTCTGTGGCTTGAACAATCTATTTACTGAGATCAGTTGGTACTATGCATCTAATGGATCTGATGTTTTAGATCGTGTGGTAACTTATAACTATATGGAATCTATCATTGCTAAAAAACCGGTATGGACTACTGGATCGTTAGCACGAACAACATGGGCTGATTCTTCTTTGTTCGGTAAACCTCATGCTACGGCTTACAGCACAAGTGATAATGCATCCTTTGATGTTTATGGTAATACCGATGGAACAAGTATTTATTATGAACACGAAACAGGAACCGATCAAGTAGATGCTGGAGGAGCTATCACTGCGATCACAGCCAATATTACTTCAGGAGATTTTGATATTACTCAGAGAAGAGGACAAAAAGGACAGGTCATTGGCATGCCTGATCTAAGAGGAGACGGAGAATACACTATGAAAATTAGAAGATTTATTCCTGACTTTATTAGTCAGACAGGTAATACCCAGATCACTTTATTCCTTAGAGATTATCCTAATGATTCAGCTTCAGGCTCTCCATATGGACCCTTTACAATTACGAGTGCCACTGATAAAGTAGATACACGTGCCAGGGCTCGGGGAATAGCTATAAAGATAGCTAATACCGGAGCATCACAAAACTGGAAACTTGGTACGTTTAGATTAGATATTCAACCTGACGGGAGAAGATAATGGCAACAGATTACAGAGGATTAGCATTCGGACAACAATACTTTCCTGAGGAAGAAAGCGTAACAGGAACAGTATTTCCAAACGAACCATTCCTTTATGGTGATTTAAATCCTTATAGATCAGAAACAGAAAAATTTAGAACAAGATTTGATCCTACTCAAATACAAGCAGCCCCAGAAAAAACAGGAATTATGAAAAACCTATGGGAAGGAACAAAAGATTTTGCTTCAAACTTTAGTCCAACAGGAATTCTTAATACACTTACTAGAAGACAAGGAGCTGACCAAAGCTTTGGAGGATACCCTGGAGGATGGGAGTCTCGAGCAGGATTATTTCCTAACGAAGTCACTAATTTACAGCGACTTGCTGACAAAGGATACTTAGCCGGAGGTGGCAAAGATATTTTTGGAACGAATGTTGTTTCAGCTGTTGGAGATTATGATAAAGCCATGGAGAATCAATTAGGAGTCTTCAAAAAAACAATGGGTAAAAAAGGATACGAAGATTTAGATGAGTTAGAAAAATATTACTTAGACGCATATGGAAAAGATTCTCGTCTCTATAATAAATTAAGACATGTTCGTGGATGGAATCAACCAGGAGATGGAACAGAACAAAAAACTTATCTTGACAAGATTCAAACTACCACTCCTAAAACTACAACGACAGGCGGATCCAGTACACCAAGAGAAATGGAAATAGCGAGACGGGGAGGATATAATCCAAGCGCACAATCTTTTAGTTCACACAGCCCCGGAGGAATTAGTCAAGCTACCTCTAGAGCTGCTAGAGGAGACCCAACAGGAACTGGTGGCGGTTGGGGACTAGCTCAAGGCGGAAGAGCAGGTTATCGAGAGGGACAATTTGTAGATGAAGATATTAATATTCAAGGCCCAGGTTTCGATGTTAATGAAAATGTCATGATGGCTTCTGCACCTGACCCTATGGATGCATTAAATGATATGTCTATGAATATTTTTGGGAAACCTTTAAATCTTTTAAACGAAGAAGAATACCAAATGCTAATTGACATGGCTAATGATCAAGCAAGTATGGGTCAAGACGAAGGTATCGCGAGTCTTGTTTAATGGCAAAAATAACTCAAGCATTAACGCGTGCTAGTAAAGAATATGATCCTGTAATTTTTCAATCTCTGGTAAGAGATTTAGACGGAGTTATTAATAAACTTAACACAACATTCCAAGAAGAAATGAAACAAGAGGTAGAAGCAATGAGCTTCTTTATAGAATAATGGCTGTAGTCAATGAGTATAAAATGTATGGAGTAACAAGTACATCTGCCGAAGGACCTATTAAATTTTTTGGTCTAGGAAGTGATGGAAATCAAAACCCTTTAATTAATGAAACATATATTATTAAATCATTACATGTAACCAATAAGTCATCAGGTAATACTCCAACCATTACGATTACGAACAATGGTTTTCAAGTTATTAATACTCAAACCTTAGCCACAGCAGCCAGCGTAGAAATTTTAACAAATCCGATGGTCGTGGAAGGCAATACAGTTCTATCCTATACCACAGCCGGAACGGTGAGCGATGGTGTAGACATTACTATTAGTTATTTAAATATAAAGAAGGAGGTAACAAGATAAGATGAGTGATAAAACAGTAGAAATAGATGGTAAAAAACTACCTTTAGTACAAGCTGAGGTAAAAGAAACCATAAAACATAAGAAAACTGGGGCTATTTACAAGTCCGTTGAGGACGCAGAATCCTTTGGAATCAAGAAGGAAGAGCTACAAAGAGACGTACATGTGAAGATGCCGAAGCTTGATTTGTTTGCAAAAACAAAGTAGATTGAAAAAATTGAGGCAAAACTATGATATCACGTGTTAATGAACCCAGACAATTATATGGCTTAGGAAGCTTTGTTAAAAAGATAGGCAAAGGAATTAAGAAAGTTGCTAAAAGTCCTATAGGAAAAGCTGCTTTAATTGGTGGCGGTTTATGGGGTCTTAATAAATGGGGTCCATTAGCTGGCAAAATTTCTCCTATGTTTTCAGGAGGATGGGATAAATTTAAAGGTTTAAGTACAGGTAAAAAAGCTCTCTTAGGTTTAGGAGCAGCTGGAGCCACTCTTCCGTTTATGGCTGATGAAGAAGAAGAGATTATCGAAACTCCATGGGATGAAACACCTTCCAGTATTTCCAACATTAGACAAATGGCAAGAGATAGACATCCAAGTCTAGCCTTTATGCCTAACGAAAATTATGTTCAAGCAGGATATTATTTAGCTGATGGAGGTAGAGCAGGCTTAGTGAATGGAGGC